TCAGTTATTCAAAAGCTCCCACTGCGGCATCTCCTACTCTCCGCACTTACACCGTCCATTTCTCTTATCGCTATGGCGTAGACAAGCAATATATCAGCCACAACTCAACCGTTGTTGATGCCGTTGATGAAGCGGCTGCTGCATATATCGTCCGTGATCGCAATTGGCACCACGATATAGAAATTGGCCTGGTTAAGCGCCATGAATATGCTGCTTGGTAGGAAATGCAACAAGGACAATCTATCCCCGCCCTTTCCATCAACCAGCGCAATCTTTATTATTATTTTCTTTCTCATCGCAAACGGCATAAAACCACTCCTTGCTATGTGCCGAAAGTAGCTTCACAAGGCAATTGCACTTCAGACTATCTTCGTTGCCTTGAAGCATGCGAAGAAAAGAAACTATTTCGCGTGGATCGTTCCGCTCCAAATTATACTGGCTGGATTCTCCTCCCCATCGAACCATGACCCTTACCTCCCCCACCATCCCCACGCTCCATCTCAACGGCACTGGCAAGATCACGCTGCGTGATGAATATGCTGCTGCTTACGCTGCCATTGACCACGCTATTCGCGCCCTTGGCGAGGCCACATGCAATGCTCGTGATTTCTACCCTCAGTCTGCTGATGCTTACTATCGGGCCCGAGACGAGCGCCGTGAGGCGCTTGGCCACCTGCTAGCAGTGAAAGACTATACAGGCCGCATCCTGGAAGGCATTTGCGACCAAATGTAACGCCACGCTACAGAACGGGGGACTTTTCCTACATTGCCCCCCCCTAGAGCTTGACGCAGGCGGTGAAATGAACTAATTTTTGTTTTGTCAGGGCGGCGACGCCCTTCCTTCGCTTTCCTTCCATGGCAACCATCAACCATTCCGTCGAGCAGCTCACTGGCGCCGACTATTGGACCCAGTTTCAAGGCCTTGAGCGGCTGTCCTTCACCGTGATCCTGCCCGACTGGCACCAAGCTTGGCCAGTCAAAGTGCGTGGCGGCTCCGAAGCCCCTCGTGAGCTTGAAATGAGCGGCCTGCTGCACGTCAGCAAGAGCTGGCATGTCAATGGGCCAGTGGCAGACCAATGGACCATTTCCACCATGGAAGGCCCCGTGAAGGTGCCCGCAGGCACCCGCATCGTGAGCGAAGAGCTGCCCGCGAAGTGGGCTGCTCGGCACAAGGAAGCCAGCCAGGGCAAGCAGGAATGGTTTGCCTATTCCAACGGACGCACTGGCTTCTGCTGAGCATTGCCAGCAAGGGGGCTGGACAACCAGCCCCCAATCGACTATTATTTCGCCAAGGGCGGAGACGCCCTCCCATCGCTTCCCAATCATGACCTCCTCTTTCAACGTCGCTTCTGGCAATCTCTTGATTCGCCACACTGAAGATCAGCTTCTTAGCCTCATTGCCACCTTCATCGTTGAAGGCAAGCCTGGCGCAACGCTGTTGCTCCCTTCCCTGGCCTGGCTGCGTAAAGCAGAAGATGGTCGCATTCTCATGGGCCGTGACACCTGGGGCTCCGTTGCTACTCGTCTGCATAATGAAACCAGCGATGACATCGTTGCTCGCATTAAGCGTTGGAACAAAGAACAACGCGGTTCTTTCAATTGCCAAGCTATAACGAAGATTATTGCCAAAAATGAACACAATTAATATCGTTGCAATTAGCAACAGGGGCCGATCACGGATCGGCTCCACTATCACCACTGCCATTGTTGAACAAAACCATCACGATAAGCTTTTTATCGTGCTGCCGCAATTCAATCAATGTCGATGGATAAAGAAAATTGACGATCCTGATTTTTGCATTGTTGGAGAAGACTAATGATCACCACTGTTCGCACTTTTCAAGACAACGGCCCCTATTTCAACGAAAGCAAAGGCAGCTACCAAGCTGCCTCGCTCCAGCAGCTCATCTTCCACATTCGCCAGGCCATGGAAGATAGGGAGGATGCCATTGGCATCTTCAGCCCTGACGGCTCCTGCAAGGGCATCTGGCAGCGAGAACTCGAGGGTCATGTGGATAGCGCAGGCGATAGCATTATTGACCATGAAGGCTATGAACTGCTCCGCCCTTCCACCAAGAGCCAATGGACTTGGCAGTATCTTCTCAATCAGCTTCAACCATGATCCTTATTGATTTCTTTGATGATGCCTCCTGCAAAGGTACTGAACTTATCGAAGGTTGGTATTTTTACAGCGATAATGATGAAAGTATTGTTGGAGGACCATTTGATAGTGAAAAGGCGGCCATTAAGGCCGCCTTCGATGGTTATGGTTGGTAATTAATTGTCAGGCTCTAAATTGCCTGCTTCCATTGCTTCATCGCGCAATTGTTGCATTTCCCAATCTTCCGTTTTATCCAGAAGCTTGTTTAAAGCATCAATACGCTGCTTTTCAGCCTTAGTGGCAATGGCGTAGCGTCCCTGCGGAGAAAGGAACGGCATTGTCGTATTGTGAAGGACAGCTTAGTTTAGTCTCAATGGGAGAATGCGTCAAGACCCGGCTGGAAATGTATAAGGTCCGGCTGGGGGCGTATAGGGTCCGGCTAGGCTCGTATCTAGGGTCCGGCTAGGGGCGTATTTGTTATATTTTTATTTTTTTCAATTCTTTACATTTTTATTTTTTCTTAATATTTATACTTAACATTTCGCAACATTTCGTAACATTTCGTAACATAAGCAAAACTGATCAATGGGCGCCCAACCATCAGCATCCCTTATTTAATAGGGCATCCTGATCGGACTGCCGCCCAACTATCAGCATCCCTTATCTGATAAGGCATCCTGATCAAACTGCCGCCCCGCCATAAAGTATTCTGATCGTTGCACTTTCGCGGGCTAAATATAGCTAACTTTCCGCGCCAATTCTTCACCCTTGCCATCTCGCGCCAATTCTTCACGCTTACCCTCCCGCGCCAGTTCTTTATACTTTCTGGCGATGCAGTTATGCTCGCTTTCTGCGCTTCTAGAAAGTGTGCGAAACTGTGCGGCTTTGATCTATTCTCTCCTAAACCATCAGAAAAGCTAATCACGCACCAGAGGCCCCCAGGAGCCCCTAGGAGAGACGAAAGGCACTGCAGGCCATGGGCCCCCATGGGGGCCCTTTCCGTAGCTTTCAAGCTATGGCAGGCGTCTTGCCTTGCCAGTGTTCGCGCTGATACACTTTCCCCGTTTCTTGACTTTCTGGCGGTCATGATGTATCCGCGCACGTGTGCGTTTCTTTCTTTCTTTCGTAATGGTCTCTTGCCTTTGCGCTCCGGGACAATGGGCCAAACCACAAAACCGCCACAGAATCCCGGAGACTGTGCCACCTGAGGAACCGTCCTAACCTCCTGGATTGTGGGCCAGTTTGGGGCCATGATTCCACCAACGGCAAGCGGAGCGATCCGCTAGCCGCCACCCTCTGAAACTTTCTGACCATGGCCCAAACTTTCCGACTGTGCCCGCTTGATGGTTTCCTGATCATCGATGCTGGCGGCACTGTGCTAAGTGCTTCTACTTGCTATCTGGTGGATGGAAGCAAACTTTCTGATCAACTCTGGGACAACTTCGAGAGCATGAGCGATTCAGAAGTTGCCGAAGTTGCGCGAACCTATGGGCGCAAACTTTCCGAAGTTGTGACAACTTCCGCCAAACTTCCCGGGGAATCCTGATGACTCGACTTAACGATGCGCTTGCAGCAAGGTTCACGGATGCTGACGAGGTTTACGGTGTGGCTAAGTATGGATGCTCGGGCGGTGTCTCTGGTTTTATTTATTACACGCAGACTAAAGAGTTCTTCTATGAGCATGAAGACGACATCGAAAACATTATTGCCGATCTTGGCTATGACATAAAAGACCTGGTAGATGCTGGGACCGATAGTGTCATGGCTTTGATCAACAAAATGGTGTGGATTGTTGTTGAAAACTATTGCCAGCAACGTGCGGAAGTTTAATTCTCTTATTCTTTCTTTTCCTAGCTTTCCTTTCCTTTCTTTCTTTCTACCATGGCCGCACTTTCTAGCCTTTCTTTTCATCTTTCCGCTAAATCTTCCAACGCTAAGACTGGCCCCATGGCCGTTTCGACATCTTCTAAACTTACCTGCTCCCCTAGTTGTCCTTTCCTTCCTAGCAATGGTGGCGGTTGCTATGCGCAATCGGGGCCCCTTAATCTACACTGGCTCAAAGTTACATCAGGAGAGAGAGGCGCAAACTTTGCAACTTTCCTAGAAAGTTTGCGCCGCCTGCCCGATGGTTCAGCTTTCCGCCACAATCAGGGGGGGGATCTTGTGCACAATGCAGGAAAGATTAGCGAAACTTTCATCAGAAAGATGACCGCAGCAGTGCGTCATCTCCGCGCCTATACTTACACTCACCATAGTTTGTTTTTAGGATCCAACCTTTCTCTCCTAAAGTATGCCAATCGTAACGGTTTCACCATTAACGTGAGCTGTGAAAGTGAGCGGCAAGTGGATGATACTATTGCCGCAGGATTGCCCGTTGTTGTTGTTGTTGACTCTGAAGAATCGCGCACAACTTGGCACACTACAGGGGGGAACGTTGTTATCGTTTGTCCCGCGCAACGGATAGAAGATAAAACGTGCGCCGATTGTATGTTGTGCCATAAACGTGGCCGGAAAGTTGCCATAGGCTTTCTGGCCCATGGTAACGCTAAAAAGAAAGTAAACGCCAAACTTTCGGAAGTTCAGTGATGCAAACGTTCTACACTTTCGCGGTTGACGAATATGGCATAGGCTACGATGCGGAAACTTTCCACACTGTAGAAGATGCGGAAAGTTATCTTGAACAGCTCAAAGATCAGGCGGAAAATTGCACTAACTGTAGCCTTTCCGCGATGATAGCTAGCCTGGAAGATCAACTCTTAGAGTATAAAGAACTCACAGACTAGCCTAGGGGCCCCTACAAGGGGCCTCCTTTCTGGCAGGCTATGGCCCCCCGATGGGGGGCCTTTCCTGGCCTCTCAGGGCCCGTAGGATGGCAGGAGATGGCGGGCCCGTTGTCCCACTGCTACTGGCCGCAGATCGTGGCGGGGGATCAACCCTAGGGTTTGAGCCATTAGCACGGCCAGGGCCTGCCTGTGGCTTGTATGTCAATCTGTAAAAGTGTAGCCTACGCTACAGACTGCGGCGGCGGGTCGTGGTAGCCTGGCGCAGTAGCACGGACCCTAGCGGGCTTGGGCTCGCGGTATACCTCCCGAAAAATGGCGCCATATTTTTCATAGAAATTCAGCCCCAGTATTTATACTTAACCAATAAAAAGCCCCCGAGGGGGGCGGTTTGATAGAGAGTCTAAATTGAAGAATGGCTTCAATGATCAGCTAAAACCAAACCGCCTGATGATGGTTTCTTTGCTGGTCTAAATCCAGGACAATTTCCTGAATGACAATCTAAAAACAAACCATCAATTAATTTAGCCGAAAGACTACGTAAAACCAGCGCAAGGCTCGTAACAGTACTAAATTCGGCGTGGTTGGCTCAATGCAGGGATAAATTCAAGGCAAGCCTGAAAGACTTTTTAAATTGAGCCAATGAAAGAAAAGGCTGGAAAACTGAGTAAATCCAGAACAAGCCTGGAAGAAGATCTAAATCCAGCCATGCATAGCATAGCGGCTATTTTGCGAAAATCAAATCGCGCATAACGCGAAGCGTTTCTCGCATGGCAAGACGATAATCACGGCGATGAGCGCGAAAATCAGCCGTTTGCTCAGGAGAAAAATCATAATGGCTAAGCGTTTTACCGTCAGGACCAGCTTTACGGGTGTCCATGCAAGCAATGGCATAGTTACGAAAACCGTGCCACATCAAATTGGAACGACCAATTCCTCCTTTGTGGTGGAAGGGGGACTGAGAAAGTTGTTTCCTCATCACCCAATCAATACCAGGAGGCTTATTAGTGTCTGAACGCAGGCGAATTTCGCCAGCTTCGTCCATCCACATTGCTGCAAGAGTGTAAAGCTTTGATTGCCTGGCGGCATCAACCTTGAAAGAGCCATTTTTCTTGCGTTCATGCAAGCCAAAGATTTTCCTAGTGGCTAGAGACATGCGTTGTGCAATGTCTTCCATGGAAGCCTCAAGGAATTCAGTGATTTTGTCACCTTCAGCTTTGTATTTAAAGCTTCGTGCCACGTTGAGCGTGGCATTAATGTTGTCTTTCATTTCCCAACTAGCCACTAGAGATTGGGAAGGCTCAAAATCCTTGGGAGGCTTTTTGAGAGCGCGAGCAATTGCTTTGTCTGTTGAAACAACATGAGCAATTGCCAACACATCATTGTCATCGCTTTTAGCAAATTTTGAGTCAAGAGACTGCGCCAGTTGAGTGCGAGCCCATGGAGTTTGCGACTGCGGGAAAAGGCGCAATTCGACATCATGATCCTTGCATTCTTTATAAAACTTGAGAAGCTCAGCTTCCGTATAAACCTGTGCAAGGCTTAATTTTGTGCGCTGACGCCCCAAGTGCGCGTCTTCTGCCACGAGAAGAGCTTTAGGAGAGCACCAGCTTTTGATGTCTAGAAAAGTTTCTGGAGGAAGCCTTTTTGTTTGGCCATTAATTAAGAGAGTCCATGCGTTGCCGCCAAAATCGGCGGCGACCAATTCTCTATTCATTGTTAATCAAGCAGTAGTAATGCCAGCACTAAAGCCAGCGTTCACAAATCTTAATGGGCATTTTCATGCAAGCACAAAGCCAATGCCGACACGCTGAATCAAGCCCTCGCAGAGGGCGCAGATGAAGCGTTCTTGCTTTATTTAGCCAATGAAGGCGGCCTAAAGCCGCCGTAATGATGAACAAAAATCGCGCACTTTCTTTTCCATTGTTTTTTGTTAGAGGCGGTCCCAAAAGACCGCCGCTCTGGCCAAAAGATAGTTATTCCTTTGTTTTTCTTCTTGCCCTGGCTGCTGCGTATAGCTTCGCAAGACCATTACTTAGGAACTGGTCCAGCCTTTTTTGTTTTTCGCCACTTGTCGGGGAGGCTCCGTCCTTTGGGGACTCCGCCCGAGTAGAGCATCGTGGCTTGTCTAGCCTTTTTTAGTTCTCCACTCCGCCCTTTGGGGGCTCCGTTAGAGGAGAGATGCTCGTGGCTAGCAGTAGGAGCCGTCTCGCCAGAGCAGAGTGGCGAATCAAGACGGCTGCTGCGCTTATGCATATCGTAAATGTGTTGTCAAGCTTTGTCAAGCTTTTAAAAGCGTAGTGTTTGCAAGGCAAAAGAGGAAATGGTGTTCATTGTGCTACAAAATAGCCCATAAAATTGCCCAATTCTTAATAATTGTTTTATAGTTCAATGGAAAATAGGAGAATGTATTAAATCAGGCTTGACCAATTGTTGATAGTCAGTAGCGTATGTAAACCTTCGCCAAAATATTATGTTTGGCCTGCCAGAGCGTCAACCATTCATCATTGGCCCTTATAAACTTTGGCCTTGTTTTAGTAAGCCAGAGTACCAATGGTTTTCTCCCATTAATGGCAAGCCGCATTATTTTCGTAGCTTGAACGAAGCCAAGCTCTTTGTTCGAGACTTGCTTGCGAATGAAGATTCTGACAATCTTTGCGACTAATTTTCCCCTTCCATTGCTTTTGCCCTAGCTAGCCTGTCCTAGCTAATCAGGGCCGTAAGGCCCTTTGTTGTTTACAGAACAATGCTTGACAAAATTGCCCGCACTGGTAGGGTGCAATCCTGGATGGAATCTCCCGATGGTCGCCTCCCAGTTAGTTGCACCGTCTTCAATGTTGAAGATTCAATGGAAGGGGACGAAGGTATTGAAGCGTCGTGGCGCTTTGTTTCGCATGGTTTGCGGAATGGTGCTGGAGTGGCTGTTCATTTGTCTAGCCTGCGTCCTAGCGGCGAAGAAAATGACAAAGGCTTGGTGGCGAGTGGCCCGATTAGTTTTGGTAAAATTTATTCCACGCTCAATGAAATTCTGAGGCGCGGGGGTGTCTACAAGAACGGCGCCGTCGTGCTTCATCTTGACTATACGCATGCTGATGCCCTGGCTTTTGTCCAGGCTTCCCGACAGGAGCTGCCGTGGGTGAAGCGTTGCCTTAATGTTGATGAGCAGTTTCTAGACAAGGCATCGCCTGAGCTGATTAATGGTTGTCTTCGTGCCATCTCTGCTGGCGATCTCTGGCTCAATAAAATCCGCTACAACAAGCGTGGCGAGCGCATCCGAGCCAATGTCTGCCTGGAAGTTTATTTGCCTCATCGTGGCACTTGCCTTTTGCAACACATTAATTTGGGCAAATGTTCTATTGAGGATATTGAAGGGGCCTTCTTCCATGGAATGACGCAATTGTGTACGCTTCATGCTCAAACGGGCGTTGGCGACACTGGCGAATATCTTCCTCCTTCCATTGATAAACAAGTGGGACTTGGCCTGATTGGCCTCGCTAATTTCTTAAGCATTCATGAAATTAGCTATGCCCAGTTTGGCGAGGCCTTGAAGGCCGTGAATAATAACGAAGTGCATCAACGCACGCCTGCTTTTGAAGCTGCATTAGCTTTCCAGCGTGGCATTGATACGGCATCACGAGTGGCGAGGATGGCCGGCATGGATCGTGCTTTTGCCATTGCCCCCACGGCATCATGCTCCTATCGCTATGAGGATGCTCGTGGTTTTACGACGGCCCCAGAGATTGCTCCCCCCATTGCTCGTGAAGTGGATCGTGATTCAGGCACATTTGGCGTGGAAAGTTTTGACTATGGCCCTGTCGAAACCGCCAGTGAAGTGGGATGGACCGCTTATAAACTTGTTGCCGATGAGTTAGTGAAGATGTATCAAGCTAGTGGCTTGTTCCATGGCTATTCATTCAATTCATGGTCAGATGTGGTGGTTTATGACGAAGCGTTCATCAAGGATTGGTTAGACTGTCCTCAGACAAGTCTCTATTATTCGCTGCAAGTTCTGCCGGATACGCAGCGGAAAGACGATGCCTTTGCGGCATTGGATGACGATTTTAAGAGCATGTTTGGGCTGGACGAAGAGTCTGAGCCTGATAGAAGTTCTGCGTCTTGTTCATTAGAGGCTGGTTTCTGCGCTAGTTGCGCTGAATAAAAAAGAAAGGGGCTTAAGCCCCTTTTGTTCTCCTCACCATTAAATTTTATAGGCCAATGACTGTAGCGACAAAGAGTCCTTATTTATCAATGATTGCCAAGAAACGGTCCTGGCAAGCTGTTCCCGTGGGAAAGGGCAAGTTAAAGGAAGGCGGAGAAGAGACAATTTTTCGCCTGCTTGCATTGCGCCATTTAGAACTGCCTGTGAAGGATTTTTTGGAGCAAGGGCTGGCGAAGGAACTGCCTTCCACGCCTGGCATTGAAGAAGCGTTGCGCCATAACCAACAAGAC